ACAGTTGAACTGTGGGTAATTTTGGTTATAAAATAAATATTAACTGTATTATCATTTATCATCTCATAATTTATTAAAAAATCGAATTTACCCAAAAATACAAAACTCTGGGTAATTTTGCTGTGTAAAAATTTCGGACCGTTTTTATGCAGCGATTATTATGCTTTGCCACTTTTTGAAAAAAAACAACTTTGTTACTGACCCAGTAAGAACAACTTTCTTCCCAACATTTCCTTCAGGTATTGAAAAATGGACAAGGTCGAGCTTGTCCATTTTTGAAAACCAATTCACTTTCTTGGGAATGAGATTTTTTTGAACAATTTTTCATGGTGTTAAAAAAATATTAATACAAACTATTATAATATGATATACCATAACACTTAATCTATACACTTCATCATTTTTTACCGCATATATTTCTATCAACAGCTCATTTTACACAGAGTTAAACTGTGTGTAAAATCATTTTTCAATGTCCAAAATGTATTATTACCATACTAGCAGTAAAAATAATGAATAGTTTGTAAAAAATGAATTTGTCAAAAACTCTGTGTAATTTTGCTGTGTAAAAATTTCGGACCGTTTTTATGCAGCGATTCTTATGCTTTGGTACTTTTTGAAAAAAACAACTTTGTTACTGACTCAGTAACAACGACTTTCTTCCCAACATTTCCTTCAGGTATCGGAAAATGGACAAGGTCGAGCTTGTCCATTTTTGAAAACCAATTCACTTTCTTGGGAATGAGATTTTTTTTGAAAGTTTTTTATGGTGTTATATCTATTATTTTCTATAAAAATATATAATACAACTATGATAATAATTATAATAAATATGTATTTAGATTTTCACTGCATAAACTTCTATTATTTCTCATTTTCAGTATTTACAATATGTTATTACCATAATAGCTTTCAAAAAATTTGTAACTTACGAAAAACGAGTTTCATCAAAAACTCTGTGTAAAATACACAGATAAATTACACACATAGCCATGTGTGTAAAAAAATATGTTACCATAAAAACATTTTCAAATACAATTCATAAAAATCAACTGATACATCGTACCATATTTTTCTTATTTTATAAATTATATCTTTAATTTTTACACACATAAATTACACACATAGCCATCTGTGTAATTTATTTTGGGTGAATTTTATGCTGCGATTCTTATGCTTTGGTACTTTTTGAAAAAAACAACTTTGTTACTGACTCAGTAACAACGACTTTCTTGCCAACATTTCCTTCAGGTATCGAAAAATGGACAAGGTCGAGCTTGTCCATTTTTGAAAACCAATTCACTTTCTTGGGAATGAGATTTTTTTTGAAAGTTTTTTATGGTGTTAAATCTATTACTTTCTATAAAAAAATATAATACAACTATGATAATATATGTAATAACTATTTATGATGTCTGCTTCATTGAATCTGTATGCTTTTACAGATTTAGGTAAGTTAGTATATCCAAGTTATTTTATCACGATTTATTCTTTTGCCCCACCACTTCTAATAGCTTTAGGCGGGGCGATCGAAGGATTATTTGCCGAAACAATATTCGATCAAAAAATACATGCTTTTGCCATGATTCGTTTTAATATGGTGTTTTGGTTGGAGTTGAATATGATTACAAAGGTGGCCAAATGCTTTCTTGTATGAATACAATAGATTTATAGAACAACTATTTTATTTAGCATCATTTTGAAAGTGTGTTTTTAGGGGGTCCATTTTAAAGGTTGCCTGATATAAATATTATTTAGGATTCGTTGTATTATTTTTTATTACAATTCTATTTCGGTTTTTAAATACGGTCTATTAAAATATATGTATATTGTATAATGGCTAGCGTAAATAAAAATCAAACAGACGCGATAATAGCATTACAAGAAGCATTATCAGTTGCAGCCAAGCCATGTTTTCTTTATTTTATGACAATAAGTGATGATGATAATAGCATATTAACTCTTTCATATAAATATGGCGATGTTGCAACTACTGCTGATTTACAGACATTATCCCCACCTAATGAAAAAGGCGTTGAAAATTCAATAAATGACAAAATTCACGATGAACTTAAAAAGCTTTATAAAAAGCTTAAGTCTGCTGGTCCTACTCCTGTTGCTGCTTCTACTTCTCTTACACCTAATGCTGACAAGATACTTAAATTATATGAAACTGGTGGGTCAAAGGAGACACAATTAACCACTGCGGTGACAGATATCAATGATTGGATAGCGCCAAATGTGTTAAAAACCAGTGATAATAGTATAGCAACTGATCAGCTATCCTTACTAGAATTAAAAACACTTCTTGAATTACCAGATAATGAGCAATTTTTAGCTGTTGCTGCTGCTGCTGCTGCTGCTGGAGGAAAGCCATTTATAGGTGGTTCCCGTTTCCGCTCCATGAAGAACAGACGTAGACACAAACGAAAACACAACACAAAAAGACGCAACCGTAAATAAACATAAACACAATTCGATAAATAGGACAATGAACCCTTGTCCTATTTGTCATTTAGATCCAACCGCACATTCGTTTCACATGATCAAATCAGATAACCCAAATGAGAACCTATTTTACAGTTGCCCAGCAAAAGCTACGAAATATTTTGAATCACAGGGTGTCATCGACCATTTTAGACAATATTTAGAACAAAATAATCATCATCCATGGGCCTATATATTGGATTGTGAAGGATTTACATTGAGTCATGCAACACAAATCCACACGTTGATGGCATTGGCGGATATGATCCAGAATAAATATGGAAAATCATTAAAAAAAGCATGGATTATTAATTCTTCATGGCCGATCAAAATTATATTGAACGCTATATGGGCTGTTTTATCAGATGATTTGAAGATGATAATCGAAACAAGCGATAAAACGGTGGAACAAATTCAAGACATGGCCTTCTTTTGAGTAGGAATATATAGATAATTATATGTTGGTTATATATAATGGGAACACTAGCACCCCCACCCGGAAAAAAATTAACAATAACAATTGATAGTGACACTGCTGATCCTTTAACCATCGTTTATAATATAGCCGGTACAGATGTAAAGAAAAAATTAACTGGTATTAAAACAACTGACGATACTATAGTTAATGAAATATTTTCTACTTTTTTGAAGGACAGTACATTAATGTCAAAATATACTGATATCGTTAGTAATTTACAACCATTGGAATCAGCTGTGATGTATAACGATTTTGATACTTTTGCAAACGCCCTTGGAGATCTTAGTGACGATGATCGAGTTATATTTAATACAAAAGCTCTTGAAGCAGTTTTTGATTATATTAAGAGCACGAATAGACCAGCTTTAAGAGAAAAATCATATTTTACAGAAAACGCTATTAAGTTACTAACTAACCGTACTAGTTCAGAAAAACTATTTGGGGCATATAGTTCAACTATTATTGACAAAATTAACGAAGATATTGCTACTGCTACTACTCCTGCTGCTACTCCTGCTGCTACTCCTGCTGCTACTGCTGCTGCTGACCCACATACCGATACAAAATTTTTAGGCAAATATTTGAATGTAAAATACTGGGTTAGTCAATTTTATGTATGGTTAAGAGAATTTAGATTAAACCCAACTAAGGCTCTTTCAAAACCAGCCTTTTATAAGAATAATGATTTTCGAATACGTGGTGGTAAAAAAACTCAAAATAATAACAAAACAGCCAAAATTTATAAATAACCCTACATTATATAATGCCCCCATGTTCAATAACATGTATATTTTCTGCAGTATTCGTCATATCAATGATATTTATGACGAATTCTATGTCAACGAGTGAAACAATTCAGACATATCAAAAACAATTACCACCGGAACTTCAAATACTATATAAAGAAATAAGAGATGAGAGAACCCAGATATTTTATACAGGATACGCAATCGGGTTTATTTTAGCACTTACACTCATTCTATATAACACACAAATCAAAAACTCCAAAATGGGCTGGCCAGCGATGGTATGTTTGACGGTATCAGTAGCATTCGTTACCAATTATTTTTATTATATATTGACACCAAAAACAAAATGGATGCTAGATAAAATTGAGAACCCAGATCAAACGAAAGCATGGTTACGTATGTATAAGAGCATGCAAACATATTATCATGGCGGATTTGCGTTTGGAATCATCGCGATAGGAACACTGGCGTTTGCTTTTCGATGTTGAACTAAATAATAATATCTGATATATATATAAATGGCAACAAGAAAACACCACAAAAACACAAGAAAACACCACAAAAACACAAGAAAAACTTTAGCAAGACAAAAAGGTGGTGCACCAAACTGTGTATGGGATCTTGAAAGTGATAAAGTTATGATAACAGGAGACCGTAAATCATTATTCATTGGTAAAATAGTTGAATCATTTTGCAGTGACGAAATAAGGAAGGGATTTGAAAAAAGGGCAATGCAAAAAAATGCAATGCAAAAAAAGGCAACTTCAAAATATATTTCCAAGAAGAGTCCACCAAAACACCGCAGTCTTATCATGTCACGACATTCATCAGACAAGCACAAAAATATATTAAAAACAACATCACTTGATGGTTATCGCAATAACAAAACTCAGAAAATTGATGCAAGAAGACTGCGAAAAATGGAAAAAAGATATAATTCAAGCACACTGCGAAGAAGGGAAAAACTAAGAATTATTGCAGAGAAAATGGCACGTGGCGAAAACATACTCCCTTCTGACCTGCCAAGTACAGAGGATGTGGAGGCCGATCACATTGGTCAAACTCTTGATGGACGGCTTGAAGCAGACGAACGTGACTCTGAAACAGAAGAGGAAAAGGTTGAAAGACATAAAAAAAAAGCAGCAGATAGAGCTATACATGACAAATCGCTAGCGAATCCGTACTATACAAGATAGCCAATTTATATTTTGATATATCTATCTATATCAAAATAAGTGAATCATTTATTTTTTGCTTCTGTTACTGATCTTGCTTCTATATCCGCTTTTGCTTTTGCTTTTACTAACAATGTATCCACCGGTCATTTGTTGCGGTGCGGCAGGAGCAGTGGATGAACTACCGAAAAAATACTTGAAAGCAGTATAAGCGAGGTATATAATAAGAATCAAAAATATCACCATCATGATAATATTGACAGTTTTAGAAAGCATACAGTATGCAGAAGTATCTTCGGCTTTACAAACAACGGTGCTTCCAAACATACCGAAAATACCGGAACCCATGATTCCACCATTGCTGACATTATTTGCAGGGGCCGAAGACCCGCCTTTCATACCTTTTGCCATTATATATATATTTCAGATAAAAAATATAGAATAATTTTCATAGGATTACTAAATGAACGCAGTAAGCGATGAACAACAAAATATAATAACACATATAAAAGATGGTAAAAATGTTCAGGTGGATGCCTGTGCGGGTTCAGGGAAATCAACCACTATTTTATCGGCGGCGAAGGCGATGCCTGAGAAAACGTTTTTGCTAATAACTTATAATAAATCATTGAGAAAGGAGATAAAAGAAAAAGTGGACGAACTCGGTTTAAAAAACATAACGGTACATACATATCATAGTTTGGCAGTAGCGGTATATAATCCAGATGCGCATGTAGATAAGGTGATGCGTCTATTAATCGCGAATAATGAACCATTGCGAGTCCTTCAAAAAAAGTATGATATCGTAGTCCTAGATGAAGTACAAGATATGACTTTTTTATATTATCGATTGATAATCAAGTATATGAGAGATGTAGGTTCTCAAATTCAAATGATGGTTCTCGGAGATTATATGCAAGGACTGTATGAATTCAAAGGTGCTGATACGCGATTTTTGACATTTGCGAGTGATATATGGAGTCAATTCGAATTATTGAGAACATCAGAGTTTGTAAAATGTCAATTGAAGACATCGTATAGGATAACCAATCAGATGGCTGATTTTGTCAATGAAGTAATGTTAGAGGAAAAACGATTATATGCTTGTAGAGATGGTGCTCCAGTATGTTATATAAGAAGACAAATACATGAGATACAGAGGATTGTAGTGAATACAATCCAAGAGTTAATTTCGAATCATGGAGTAAAACCGAATGAGATATTTGTATTGGGTGGGTCAGTGAAAGGTCCGAATAGTCATATAAGAAAAATAGAGAACGCGTTAGTGGAGGCGGGAATACCATGTCATGTTCCGATGATAGATAATTCAGAGAATATAGATGAAGATGTGATAAAAGGAAAGGTGGTGTTCTCGACATTTCATACATCAAAGGGTCGTCAAAGACCATATGTATTTGTAGTGGGGTTTGATCATTCCTATTTTACAGTAAATGCGAGAACATTGGATCCGACAAAGTGTCCAAATACAATGTATGTTGGAACGACGAGAGCGTCGAAGCAGTTATATTTATTGGAACTGTCGGGGTTTCGCAGTGATAGGCCATGTAAGTTTTTGAAACAGACACATGTGGAAATGAAGACGAAACCGTATATTGATTTTAGAGGTATACCACAGACGTTATTTGAAGAGGAATATAAAACGAAAAATGAAGTAGTGATAAATAGGACAACGCCGACAAAAATGGTGAAATTCATATCGGAGTCGGTTTTGGAAGAGATAACGCAGGTTCTCGATGAAATATTTATACCTATTATAAAAGATCAAACAGAAATATTATTGCCGACGATTTTGAGAACCAAATCGGGATTTTATGAAGACGTGAGTGATTTGAATGGAATCGCTATACCTGCATTATTATATGATTATATAAGATCATTATATAGAGATGATTATGATACATGTGTTCTCTATGATATGATACAAGAAACAATAGCACAGGTAAAACCGGATAAACATATGTATTTGAAAACGATAGTGGCTGAATTGGATCCAATATGTAATTCTATAGAGGATTATTTGTATATGGCGAATGTACATCAGGCTGCAGAAGAGAAGTTGTATTTTAAATTGAAACAAATAGAGAGAGATGAATATGATTGGTTGAATGGAGATGTTCTCAAAAAATGTAAAAAAAGATTATTAGATGTATTGGAAAAAGAAATCATGAATGATGATTTCGAGAACTCTGAAGAAACAAACGAAACAAACAAAACAAACGAAACAAACAAAACAAACGAAAAAACAAAAGAACCAGAAATGGAAAAGACCATAGTAGATTGTATGAATGAAGAAGCGAATCAAAAAATAAACACTTTTTTATCTTCACATTTTCCGGCGAATCAACAGTTTCAGATTACTGCAAGAGTGGATTTAATGACAAAAGAGACCTTATGGGAATTAAAATGTACGAGTGAGATATCAACAGAACATATGATTCAAACAGTAATATATGCGTGGTTAATGAGAACAATCGATCCGACGTTCTCGAAAAAAGTGAAAATATTCAATATAAGAACAGGAGAGGTTCTCGAATTAGTGGCAAAAAAAGAAATGCTTGATAAGATTGTGATTGCTCTTTTAAAAGGAAAATATGGAGAACAAACGGTTTTTACAGATGAAGAATTTTTGAAGGAATGTCATGATTATTTATTGAGTAAATGATTTTTATGAGAACAGGATGTGACTTTTATCAAAATAGTTTCGAAGTAATCCTCTAATAGAAGGATATGTAATGCCAATCGGTGGTAATTTCACGGTGGATATCTGATTGCGATGTATAGTAGACAGCTTTTTTTTATATGAAATATATATTTGCCGTTTCTTATAAAGACGTTTCCAAGCCCACTGTATACATTTTATCCAGTATGTTTTTACGACAACAGTGTATAGTCCAGCGTCAACGATTCCTTCAACCGGTTCAATGAATAACTGAAGAATATTAGTAGACGGTTTTTCAGGAAGCCATAGCACAGAGTATTCAAAGAAATATTTGGATAATTGTGCTTCGGTAAATTCCATAAATGTATTTCGATGGATTGTACTTGCGAGTATTAATGTATATGGATCTGGTGGAATGTTTGCGCAGCATCCAATATAATATTTTTTTGTGACCATCTCCATGGGTGAAACTACATGCATCATTTCTATATGATCGTTAATCATTTCGTCATCATCGTGTTCGAAAAACTGGTTGTCGTCTTCAAAGTCGCTGTCATTACTGCTTTCATATTCTTGGTCTATAAACACCATAAGGTCTGCGATATCAGGCATTGTTATTGATAATAAATGCTAGTTGAATATGTTTAAAAAGTGGATCAATTTTACATATTGATGTTGAGTATCCATAAAAAAATGTTTTTGTTGGTTTTTTGGTTTGTTGGTTTTTTGGTTTGTTGGTTTTTTTGGTTTTTTGGTTTTTTGGTTTTTTGGTTTGTTGGTTTTTTTGGTTTTTTTGCTCGATAGTATCGAGTTATTACTCTTCATCGCTATCGGAATCAGCAGTCCAGTCATTCACAAGTCGCTCAACCCCATCGATAATGACCATTTTCTTTGGAAACGGCCTTGATTTTATAAAGAGGAATGGATTTTCTTTTGTTTCTACTTTTGTAGCAACCGCGGCAGCAGGAGCGACAGAAGGCACGGATTTGCGTTTTGTAGGTGTAATAGGACTAGCCGATTTTGCGAAAAATTTCTTACCTTCGTCTGCTTCTGCATCTGCTTCTGCTTCTTCGTCTTCGCTGTCACTTTCAACAAGAAGACCAAACCTTGTATTTGTAGGTTTTACAGCTTTTACAGCTATTTTTGGTTGGTTCTCTTGCTTGCTTACGCGATGTTGCTTTGCGTCTTCCTTCTTTCGCAACTTAAGCTCAGGACAGTGGTCAACTGACGCCCAGTGTCCAAGCTGATGACAGTAAGTACATTCGGTCTTCAAAATTGCTGGACAAGTAACTGGTGCTCCGGGCTTCATTGAAGCACGTGGCCAGTGACTCGTATATTCTTTTTCTGATTTTCCAATATTCTTACAATGACCACAGAATGGTTTTGCGTTTGTGGTCATGTCTTTTCCGTAGCGAGTGGTATTCATTCGTTTGCTCATCATTTGGTCAGTTAATGCTGATGAGAACTATCAAAAAAAGTCAATCAATTTTATGAAATAAAAATTTGCAAAGAATATAATGACAAACGTATTATACTATTATGAACTTTGAGAACTATCCAGTAACAGGTCATGTATATGAACACGTATATGATTTATTAACGAATCAACCGAATATACAAACCGAAAAAGCAGTAATATTTTTGATAAATTGGCCATATGGGTTTGGATCGGCACTGATTATTCATATACAAAACGCCATATTTTTAACAAACCTAAATAAAAATCTCATAGTGTTGCCGCATTATAGTAATAATACTCGAAATTTCAAATATCATGAGATAAATGAGAACAATTCCTTTTTTACCTATTTCAAAAAGAATGATTCCAAGACAGTCGATATGAGTGTAAAAATTTATTTTGCAAAGGCGATGGTATTATCAGATATGCCCAAAATTACATATAAAATACCTGTTATGTCGGATTCAACAAATAAAGAATATATACAATATTTATTGGATAACTATACACCAATATTAAATGAAAATGTGAGAACATATATAGATTCGATAAGACAAAATAACAAACCCTTAATAGGGATTCATATACGATCTATTGCGCAGAAACGTTTGGAAAACAATTCATATTTAACAGTCGATTTAGATACACGATTACAGAATGTAAAACAAAAAATCGAGAACCTATATCCTCACGCAATAATATTTATTGCAACAGATGTATCCTTGTATATTCATAAAATGAAGTCATTGTTTGATAATGTCACCTATTTGGATTATATAAAACGAGTGTATAATGAAGGTGACACCATACCGCAATTAGATAAGTATAAGGGTCATATATTAGGTCGCGATATAATGGACGATTGTTATGCTCTATCAATGTGTGATAAAGTGTATGTATCAAACAGTAATATACCATTTTTAGTGACAATGATGAATAATAATATACAAATGGAAGAATATTGAGTAGGGTATAAAATTGAATTACTTTTTTATATACGTAATAATAATATACAACTAAACGAACAATAATGAATAACGATATGAATATGGAACAAAAGCAGCACCTTTTTGCGATGATTGGCGAATTGACTTATATGTTACATGTTGCTGATATGGAGAAGATGCAACTGATAGAAGAGAACCAAAGTAAAACGAAAATGATTGAGAACTTTATCGAAGACTCTAGCTCTACAATGGAATTGATATCAGAGAACACGAGGTTGAAGACGACTATATTCAACTTAGAGGAAATGTGTAAGGAATTGCGACGGCGTCTAGCAAGCAAAAATGACTAGACATAATCGCGATATTTGATTATTTACAAACTGGTTATTTGCCTGTCTGTTTGCCTTATTGAAAAACCCATAAAAATCATTTTTTAACTAGATATAAAAAATGATTTTTATGATACTTGTGATTAGATTATATATGACAAATATGAGAGTATTTACAATGATTTTTTATTTTAGGATAAATATTTATTCGAAAAATATGCCATATGATTTTTTTATGGTTGTTTGAATACATATTTGATGAACCAAGATTCGACAACATCAATAACGTATGTTAGACTACACGTCTAGATGTTCGACGGATTTATGATGTATGACTTTTTAATCGATCTTTTCATATAGGATAGGTCGCGCTCCAAACTCGATATAATGTTTTGATTCATTCTATCGACTTCTTGCTTTAGTCTTTTATTTTCTTCTTTGAGAGATTCGTGTTCTATTTTTGCTTGGTTCAATAATAACATGAACTCGTTCTCATTGTAATGGCCATATCCTTTGGCCAATAAATCAAATATATCAATCGCAACTCCAAATACGTATTCAAAATAAGCGCTCATTTTACAAATAATAATAAATACTACAAATGAAAAAAGTCATTCAATTTTACATATATTGTTTTTGGAAAGATGATGAATATATTACAAAGATGTATATGAAATAGCAAGAATATAGATACTATAATCATCAATCATATATTATTTATTTATTTAGGGGATGGGGCTATACATTTTATTATATAGTTATATAATATACAATGAGTGTTGAAATACCATATAGTGTAGCAAACGCATTAGATTATCAATTTAAAAACTGGCCGACAAGAAAGAATAATATAGAGGAAAATTGCTCAATATTAGATGGCTTAAATAAGTCATTAGATTTATCTACTGATAAATCTACTGATAAATCTATTGATTTATCTGAAGTGAGAAACGACATTTCTTATTTATATTGTATAAATGCCTATATTATTAAAGCATTACAACAACGTGGTTTTATGAATATGTGTTATTATTTAATGCTAGATGAAGTATTGAAAGATAATAGTGAGGGACGTACAAAATATAGAAAAGGATCAAAAACAGCAAAAAGATCAAAAATAGCAAAAAGATTATTAAAATACCGAATAAAACGAACAAAGAGTATGGATGTAAATAGTACAAGGAAACTACAAAACCCAATAAGACAAACAAGGAGTATGGGTGGAAATCGTACAATGAAATTACAAGGCGGTGGTCCGTTTCTTGAGTTAATAAAAAAATTATTAATACCATTTATGTTATTGGGTGCTTCTGAAGGAAATACAGGAAATACAGGGGATATAGCCAGAAATGATTTCGGTGATCAAGTAGTTCGTACTACTTTATTTGATGGATTGCCATCTGATATATCTGACGAAAAAAGTATGTTACAATATAGGAAACAAACCGCAGAAAACGCACTGGAAAGTATAATGGTCGCAAAACCATGGGTTTTAAATGAGAAAACAATTACTATTGCTGAAGGAGTCACTCCTCAACAACTAGTGTATTTTCAAACATCTATTACAAAGACAAACCAATTATTGTCTAGTCTAGCGAACGAAGCAGCACAATTATGTACTGAATTGGTAGAGACTGGCGAAGATAGAGGCATATTTACTAACGATGAATATTATAAGGCAGTACAAGATAAATTTACCGAATTGAAAAACAATGCTATTCGCGTAAGAAGAACAGCAGATACAGTACAAGATATGGGAGCATATGGTGTAAATGCTGCTGCTGCTGCTCTTAATGCGATTGGTAGTGCGGTGGTTGGAAAAACAAGCGATGTAAAAAATATTAATGAAAATGAATTATATAAGAGTGCAATTGCTGAAGTATCGCAAACACAGGATGAAAAGATTATAGGACAGGTTGAGGTGGAAGCTTATTCAATGCTATATCAAACTCTATGTAGGGCGTCACCTAGACCTCAATTTATAATAACAACAACAGATGACACAAAAGAAATACAGCTACAAACATTTTTTGGAAATGATAATACAGGATTACTACTCGTTGCACATATAACAACTATAAAAAAAATAGATATATTACTTCATAAGGAAACAGATAAAACGTCTGCAAACTATAATGCGTTACTATCATTAAAAGAAAGAATTACAATGCAAAAACGATTAATAAAAAGTTCTGCGCTATTTGCACCATTGGACGGTATTTTTACTGGTGAAAAGGCATTACAAGATATCATAGTAGATAGTGATATTGCAGCTAAAAAATTCGGACAAATAGTCTCAAAAATAAGCGAGTTTTTACCTATATCAAAGGCAGATATGATAGCTGAAGCAGGCATAAGACAGTCATTAAATGAGCAAAAAAGGCTTATGAGAAACCAAGTAGCTGCAGAGTGGACACTTTTATTCCAAGACGCTGCAGGTGGAACAAGAGATGTATTATTAGAAGGAGTTTCAAATGCAGCGGATTTAACAAAAGACGTTATTAGTGAAGTGAGTGATCTTTTACAGAACGCAACAGGTGAAATAAAAAATGTGGGTGAAAATGTCATTGAAGGTGTAGGCGATATTGGAAAAAAAGGCGTAGGAAAAGTTGGAGAAATATTAGAAGTAGGAATAGATAGCATAGTAGCACAATGGTGGAAAATATTTCCAGCACTTTTTGCATTTTTAGGTCTTTCTGGCGCAACTATGATTACTTGCGTATATTTTAAACGTGCTATCCTTTGCACAGCTAAAGGATCGCAAAAAACAATACCAGAACAAGGCGAACAAAATAAAGATTCAGAAATTCAAAGACTGCATGCCGTATTAGCAAAAATGGAACTAGAAGCAAAAATAGCACAACTGCGTAACGGTCAAAGCGCAATAAAAGACGTACCAAAAATAACTGAAGACGTATCAGAAAAAACTGAATACGTACCACAAATAATTGAAATACCCACCATTGACGACATAGATTCATTTAATGCCCCGGCTTTAAAGAAGCTTTGTAAGGAAAATGACATTAAATACGTTAATGCAACTGAAGCAAAAACAGCATTAATAAACCTACTACATCCAGGTAATACAAAAAGTGTTAAAAATAGTAGAAAAAAAAGCATTAATAAACCTACTACATCCAGATAATACAAAAAGTGGTAAACATAGTAGAAAAAAATACGATAAATTTTATATAATTTATGTAAAATTATATAACTTGTTTTGCTATATTGGATTCGCTATGTATTTTTTAGTTTTACCTATTGCTCTTTTGCTCTTTCTAGACCTATTTGATTTTGTTTTTCCACCACGAGAACTTGCTTTTATTTTTATATGAGGGCTTTTTGGAGTTGTTCTATCGTGACTGCTTAGTTTTTTATGATGACTGAGACGTTCAACTGATAATATACCGTTTGTCATAGAAATAACTGCGCTAATAAATACATCTATAATTTCTTTTATATCTTTATCACTAGATGGTACATCGCTAATATCATCATCAGTATTAATTTCAATATCTTCAGTATCACTAGGACCAATAGGAACATCATCTTGATTAGGATAATGCATCATAGATTGTTTAATTGGAACATCTGACTCTCTTGGAATATTATCATCAACCCAATTATTTATAGTAGGTGTAGGTGGTTTATACCAGTGAAGATTTAAAATGGGACGCCCCGAAGGGGCGTATTTCAAATCATTACTGGTATCTGACCCTTGAATGAATTCAAATGTCCCATTTGAATTCTTCAAGGGTTTAAATGCTTTACGTTTTACTGTGTATAGTTTGGGACGTTTGGTGGAATTAGTTGTGGAACTATCTCTATCTCTTTTATTTGATGAGAGGGCGATACTATATCGATCGTTTCCTAAATATTTTATACTAATACCTGATTCAAGTCTCATACGTTTTGATGTACTATGGTTACCGCCATGAACTGGTGCGTTCTTTAAAACAAACGCAATAACTGATAATAATCCAACAAAACACATGCCAGCAATAAATGGTTCTCTTTCTTTCCATAGTTTTGCTTCTTCTTGTTTTTTGGTCTCACGTTCAGCATGTTCTTTCGCTTTTTCTTCTTCTTTACGAGCAGTCTTATCTTCACTTTCTTTTCTCCTTTCTTCTATTAATCGTGCTTTTTCATCCTCCATTTCTTTAATCGCAATTTCTTCTGCTCTATCATTTATTAATAATATTTTTTTTCTTGATGACTCTGCTGATTCTTTCAATTTCAACAATTTTGTCATAAATTCTTTAGTCCAAGGGTGTCCTCGTTTAGGTAATTCAATGTATATATCATCAGTAGGTACTCTCTTAGATGCCCTATCATATACCTTCTCAATATTTGCTATAAGTCTCTCAACTCTTGCGATAGTCAGTTTCATTGCGTTTCTTCTTGCGTAATGTAGTTGTTGGACAAACATGGTGACAGATGTAGTAATTATATTGTTATTTATAATCCAACCATACATATCATAGACATTACCACCAAAACGTACTTTAGTACTTGTATAAATATTATAAAATCCTTGATTATAAATAAATGTTAAACAATCTCTTAATAACTTTGTTTGTTCTGCGTTATTAGATTGTTGATAATTAATAAATTTAAAATATTTTACTAAAAACTCTTGATGTTTATCTTGAGTCATTTTAAATGATCTTGCAAAATCATATATAGATAATTTCCACTCATTTGCCCATGGATTAGTATTAGAAAAAAAATAATAATTATATTTTTCAGAAACTACCATGTTACCCCCGTGATGATCTCCATGAATATATCCATGCGTTGCCAAATACAATAACTCAAGCACCGCAATAGCTCTAAGTTGATGTATTTTTTTAAAATTGTTACTTCCGGTCGCTGTATCTAACGCAGTACGTAATTCAGTTATATCATCATTTATTCCTGCAGATTCCATTGCAATTACTCCTATATCACAGTCAAGATTTATGATTTCAAGACCTATATCACTAGCTGGGTTATCTACAAACTCCAAAAATGGTTTGCCTCTATCGTCATATTTTTTCCTGCCATTTTGAATCATTATTTTGCTTTTGCGAGTGATGCTGTCAAACAATGAATCAGTTATTGTATCTACCATATTATGGAAATCGTCCGCGCCTTTGGGTATCAATTCACAATGTAATATAGTCGGTGATTTAGGTTCTAATAACATATTTGTATCTTGCACAATACTAGTATACATTTGTGTTTCTCTTTCGAACGTACTCATTGACATAGTATCAATTGAACGTACGTTTGGCCTACCATTCTTTCGATATGAAAAACTACTATTACCGTCTTTAATTAAAACAAATTTAACAATAATAATATTTACTCTTTCAGCAAAGTTGATATTATGGAAGGCTACATATGGACTTATTAAATTTTCATTTGGAGAAAATGTACATTTTAATACAATACCATTCGCGCCAAAAGCCAAATGTTCTTTAACAGAATGGTTCATAAAAAAATCAAAGGCTTCTTGACTATCTTTTAAAGGATTTCCGTTCTCATCTGGTGACCCATGATAAAACAATACGCCACCCTTTTGTAGATTACGGTTGGGCATCAATATATATAATAATATATTATTATAATATTTCACCCTAAATGTGAAAACTTGAGTTGCTCTAAATAACTGACGTAAAATTGAATAACTTTTTATAAATATACAGATTATATTATTGAGAACAACAATATGCAAACACGAAGTCAACAAATGAAGCCAAAATATGAAGTCGAAATTGATTTCGAGGATGCGTCGAACGCATGGAGGTCAAATAAGATTTCAATGGGAAATGGAATGTATAATTACAGATGCAGTGCGACGAAGCGAGATGGTTGTCAATGTAGTCAAGCAGTCTCTGATAGAACGGATTACTGTAAAAGGCATTTACATAAATAACATAGAATAAAATAAAATAAAATAATAATTCAGAAAACAATATAGAAAAAAACGAATATATATGTTGGTCCGGACTTAGCTCAGTTGGTAGAGCATTTGACTGTAGTTGTCTGAGAACATTTGTTATCAAATGGTCGCTGGTTCGATTCCGGCAGTCCGGATAAATAATATAATATTGAATATTATATTATTGTTTTTTTTATTGGTTGATTTGAGTGTATATTTAACCATAAATACTTCGCATTTCTGCATAAGTCATTGGTCTGCCAGTTTTATTTTTGAATTCTTCTGCGCCAGATTTCATAATACCTTCTAACGCATCACCAACTTCTTCTAGAGTTGCACCGATAGGCAAGGTTTGACCTACTTCTGCAAGTTTGTCATAACCATCTTGTTCTAATTTATATAATAATTCATCTGTTGGACTATTCGTAACTGGGTTTCCGCAGTATAATGTTTTGTCAAGATCATTATCAACAACATCAGTTACAATGAAGGTCATTTCAGGATAAACATTCGGATTGCTTATATTTCCTTTCGATGTATATTTTGGGGTTCCAGTAACAGATTCGGGATAAATATTCGGATTGTTATTCGGTTTATCAAATAAAGCGCCCATCTAGCTATATGTATTATGTGATTCCTTTTTATATAGTTTATACTAGTAAAGATTTCAAATCAGTACTTGACTGTCATCCTTACTGAAAGAGTTTAATCGTGAATAATTATATCGATAACATCATCATACTTTGTTTCCATAATATGGAGTAGTTCTTCTGCGCGGATTATTTTTTTTTCTTTTAATAGTTCAGCGAATTCTTTAATTATTTCTTGCGAATTACGAACGATAAATTCGGCACATCCATAAGCATCTTCAATGAGTCGAATGATTTCGTTATCGATCATTTCTTTATATTTTTCGCTGCCATTCGGGTAAATAACAAGTTCACCCATTCCATAATAAACAATCATTTTATTAGCTAACTTTAATGCTTCTTCAAAATCATTAATTGCGCCAGTAGTGACAGAAATACCATAAAATACTTCTTCCGCGATGCGACCCGCAAGTAAGATCATGAGATGTTCAAAGAGGGCTTCTCGAGTATAAATATTTGAAACGGGGTTCTCAAAAACAGTATATCCAGGCGAATTAGGTGAAGATAAATTAATAATGACTTTTGTAACATTTGAGTGATGTTTACAAGATAATCCAACGATTGCATGACCTATTTCATGGATAGCAATATGGTCAATAATGTCTGTAGTAAACGCATGTTCATTTGGTTGCCACCCAGCAAGAATTTTATTGAGAACAATATCGAGGTCATCCTTTTCAAACACTTCGCGATTGTCACGCAGAGCATTTAGCATGGCTTCGTTTAATAGGTTCTCAATTTGCGCACCAGAGAATCCAGAAGTTACATCTACCAAGTCTTCGTCAGTGATGTCTTCGGTTCTCGGTTTTCCAAGAGAATGAATTTTTATAATCGCTCTGCGGGTTTTAACATCGGGGTTGCCAATAAAGATTCGTTTGTCAATACGTCCAGGTCTTAATAATGCGGCGTCTAATAGATCCGCACGATTTGTTGCTCCAATGACGAATATACCAGTACTATTTTTAAAGCCATCGAGAGCAATAAGCAGCTCATTCAGAGTATTATCGCGCTCAGTAGAAGAAGACTCGCCGTCTTTACTGCGACTGCGTCCAAGAGCGTCAATTTCATCGATGAAAATAATACAAGGAATATTTTCTTTGGCTAATTTAAAAAGTTCTCGAATTTTGGAAGAACCAACACCAACATATTTATCTTGAAACTCTGCGCCAGAAACGGGTATAAAACTACATCTTGCTTCACCAGCCAATGCTTTCGCGATAAGCGTTTTTCCATTTCCAGGTGGACCTTCAAAGATGAGACCTTTTGGAACACGAATATTGAATTTGGAATACTTTGTATGGTTTTTCAAGAGGTCGACACATTGAGCCAATTCATATTTTACGGAATCATATCCACCAATATCATTGAACGAAACGGAAGATTCGGTAATGACTTCAAAATTTTCGGACTTTTTTGTTTTTTGAGAAGTAATTTTTTTATAGTAACTATATACATCATTATCGCCTTCATCATCGTCTTCATTCTCTGGGTTCTCTAAATTGAATGAATTAAACCCATTAAAAAGATTTCTATTAATAATGATGCGATATTTTGGCGCCGAAGAATTTTGTGGAGTAATAGATTGATCGGAGAACATGTCATCATTTCCTAGAATTTCGTTGTTTTGAATGGTAATATTTTTGGAATTGAGTCGTTTAATAGCGGTTTCAAAATATTTTCTTGAGAACGGATAATTATGTTGAGAGTATTTTAAAAAGGGCCGCGAAGGTTCTCGAATTCTATGAAAGAAAAAGGAATTACAAAGGGTAACACAAAGAGAAACGTAAAAAAGAATCTGCATTATTATAGAATATAAATTATAGTGTTTATATTCTATTTTGAGAACATAAAAAATATATTTATATTATAATGAGAAACATTCATAATATAAGCCATTATGGTGATATTTTTGCAATACCTTTTTTTGCTTTGTTGAGTATATATTTCTATATGATGGAGAACAAAACAACCATGGAATATATATTTATGATTTTTAGTATGTTAGGATTTGTATTAGATATATTTTATACTTATTTATTTTTGACTCGTAGTAAGTAATCGATTGATTATCGTATATTCATTATATATAATAATATAGTATAAACTTGAATATATGGTCATGTAGGTATTTTTTTGCGAATACAACCGCGTTTATGAGCGGCTAATGCTTTTAAATTATGAGCAGAATATTTATTACATAGTTCGCAATTGAAGCCAGTCTTTTGAATAGGCATCGAAAATTTCTGAGACAAATAGGATTCCAAAGATGTAAAACGGCATTCTTCGAGTTGAGAAAGCATTTTTTTATTATACTCTTTAATAATATCAGTAAGCGCACTTTTATGATTCATAAACATTTGATATTCATTATTAATATTTGTTAGAATTTCATTTGGTACAACATGGTCTTCGCCATTAACTCTTAATACATCTTGTAATTTGTGATATAAATTGTCAATAATATCTATTGCAGCTGTAATAATCGATTGTGAATAATTTACATTATGAAGATAAACGGTCACATTATTATTTGAGCGAATATCAATTTGATAATGGTTTTTATTTGAAATGCCGGAATTTTGAGATAGTATTATTCCGCAGCAATTTTCTTGATCTGTCAAATTATTAAAAATGACAATATCTTCATTTGATACATTCGATTCAGTGACCGTATTTTTGAGTAATATTTTTGGTTTATTTATTCGCTTCATACAAGCGATATTATATTTTTCGTCAATATAATTGTATGCTATATCAGCATTAGAATATAGTTTCGATAAAATATTAGTGAATAACGTCGTGGGACATATTTTATCAAATCTTTCATGTAGTGTTATATTTGATAAAATAGAAGGGGGTGATACCGCATTATCATTGGTAGAAGATAATTTACTAATCATATTAATAAAATAAAGATTAACTTCATCAATATCAATATTTGGATGTAAATTATAAAAATTAATAATTTTTTTATTCGTAATTTCAATGGTATTAGAGTGTTTCGATAATTGTTCGTACATGTGTATGGGTGATTGAGATTTTAATGGAATCGCTGTGAATAAGTTATTCATATATATATGACATACATATAGTTTTAAGTAATTATATAAATATATTTTCCTCTATGGATGTTTTTTTTGCCGATTTCATTGTTTTCAATAATTGTTTCGAGCAATGATAGGTTTACCTTTTGTAAATAAGTAATCATTTCTTTATATGTATCTTCTTTTGATTTATTTGCCGATTTTAAGTTCTCAATTTCGTTTTGTTTATTGTGTATATCATTCATGAGTTCATATATTTTAAAACGTAACATATTATCATTTGAATGAAACATATAAAATACACAAATACATTTTCCTAAATACACTACTGAATATGGTAATAAACCTGTTACAATGAATCACAATTGTAAAATACAGTCACAAACGTGTTTTTTGTGAATACAATTGTATTACTGAATTAAATATTTTTAACTCGTATTATGGTAACAAAATAATATTTAGGAATTAAATTTTGAAAATATTTTCTGTTATAATATTATAATGTCAACTTCGACAACGACTTCTACTACGCTTCCTCCATTCGCCCAGCAATTCTATCCTTATGGAATGGGCGATAATTCCACGCTATATAATGCTATGCATAACATTGACCGAAATTTAACAAGCGAAATACATATAAGTGGCAAAGATGTTACAAAATCTATAGACCAAACCAGTCTAGGTCTTCGTGATGCGATTGAACGCAATGGTAACGCAACACAGGCACAATTATATAACAACGATCGCCATTTGACAAGTGAAATAAACGCAACAGGCAAGGACATTTCAAAATCAATTGATCAAACAGGTCTTGGTCTTCGCGACTCGATTGAACGAACCGCGCTTGCTGCACAAAACACAATGTATGGTACAGACCGCAATTTGACAAATGAAATTCATTTGACGAATAAGGAGTTATCCAAGGATATAACACAACATACCTTAGGTCTTCGCGATGCAGTTGAACGCGGAAATGTTGGAAATGCTTCCACCATGGAGCGAATTAATACTCAATTGGCTACTGCAGTTGAAAGAAACGGATTAAATATTTATGGTGCTGTTGAGCGTGTTGCTGGTGAGAACCGCATCACAACCGTTACAACTGACGCCGCTTCCAGACAGGCAGCCAATGATTTGGCTCGTGATATTACTAGTTCGGTTGAGCGCAATGGTACCGCAAATTCTCTTGCAACATCAACAACACATTCTGGTCTTTTACAATCTGTTGAGAGAAACGCTGGCGAAACTCGTTCATTAATGGGTAGTTATGATTCAAATACACAAACCCGCCTTGCTGATACTCGCCGTGATATTACCTCATCATTAACAAATGGTTTTGCTACTCTTGGTTCTGAAGTATCTAATGCTGCTTGGGAATCTCGTACAGGTATTGTCACTGGATTCAGTAACAATGCTTTGGAACAGGCGAGACATTATGCTTCTATTCAATTAGAGCAACAGAAGGCGTTATATGAGACAACAAAGATGTCGGGTGATATGATGGGACATATCGATAGACAGAGTGCTGCTATTCAATTAGAGCAACAGAAGGCGTTACATGAGACAACAAAGATGTCGGGTGATATGATGGGACATATCGATAGACAGAGTGCTGTTATTCAATTAGAGCAACAGAAGGCTTTACTTGAATCGAATAAGATGACAGGTCACTTGATGGGAAAAGTCGATAGCCAATATGCTGCCACACTTCTCGAAAATCAGAAATCCAAATCTGAAATAGAAAGCCATGCTTCCATTCATTATTCAAATCTTCTTTTGGAACAGCAAAGGGTCAAAGAGTATTTATCAAGCAAGGGTGATAGTCAATTTGCTATAAGTCAACTTGAAACCCAAAAGGCTAAATCTGAAATCGAGAACCATGCTTCCATTCATTACTCTAATCTTCTTTTGGAACAGCAAAGGGTGAAAGAATATTTATCAAGTAAAAGCGATAACCATTTTGCCATGAACCAATTGGAAACCCAAAAGGTCAAGTCTGAACTAGCAGCTCAAGCTGCAACCAACTTCTCAATTGGTCAATTAGAACAGGCTAAGTTAGCCGCTCAAATTAGTGCTCAAATGGCTGATGCAAAATACGAAGCCCTCAAGTCACAAACCGCAATTACTGAGAAGATGGGTGAGTGCTGTTGTGAGATAAAACAGAAGATTGATTTGATTGACAGAGACCGCCTTCGTGATGGACTTGCTGCTCAGACAAACGATAACAACTTATTGAAACAGGCTGAGTTTGCTGCCGCTGCAGGTTTTGGTTCAGGATTTGGTCCAGGGTTCGGATATGGTGGATACGGAGGAAATTGCGGATATGGTGGTCCAAGGAAACAAAACGGTCCTGGAAATGGTAACGGTGATGTAAATATTGTTTACCAATCCGAGCGAGACTACTACAGAGGTGGTGATCGCGACCGTGGTTACCGCGGACGTGGTGATCATGGAGATAGAGATGATGATCATCACCACAGAGGATGATGGGATTGCGGACAGTTTATAGACATTTACCCTGAAAAAAGATATTACACAGATCTGCCCCATAAGCATATTCCAGAGTTCGTAAGTGATGATTCATTCAAGCGCAATACAGTTTATAGAAAATCATTTCCTAAGCATATTCCTGATAATATTTCAGGATTTTCATTTGACAGTGAGTCAGATTTAACATTTTGCGAATATAACGAACATTATTACAAAGGACGACCCGGACCACCTGGACCACCAGGTCCGCCAGGCCCGCCAGGCCCAACTGGTCCTACTGGGCCAAATGGTCCAACATGTGGAACAGGTTCTTCTGGACAATCAGGTAGTAGTGGAGCAACTGGTCCAACCGGTAACACAGGTCTAAGTGGTAATACAGGTCCAACAGGTCTAAGTGGTCCAAGTGGTCTAAGTGGTCCAAGTGGTCTAAGTGGTTCAAGTGGTCCAACAGGAGCAACTGGTAATACCGGGGTAACGGGTGATACTGGAGCAACAGGAACAGTAATATAATATTAACATAATATTAAGACACTGTCCGCAGAAAGGTAAAATATATTATTTGATAATGAAATTGCTTGATAAATATTTATAAACATATAAATATTTATTTTAACAAAATCAAACACATGGATGCGCTATTTTGAGGAATAGCATTTCCAGAATTTTCATAAGAATAGATTGAAACGAATGGATAGTTATCACTATTATTAACAAGTTCTATTTTACAGCCCATACCTGTAGGTGAAATAGGATTATTTATAATATCTTCATTTGCAATATGAAAAATAGACATAAGCTGTAACGTTGATCCGGTTAATGAACCATATGAACTACCTGGAATAGCAATGCCATTTTTATGTAATGCGAATTTACCAGCTTGTAATTGAACTATAATTGCAGCAAAACTATAATAACCACTTTTCCATATTACAATTTCTGATGTATTTGGTACATGCATACAATCACCTTGACAAGCAGAAACTGTATCAAACAAAATAGATTGACTATTGAGTAACCTTTGTTGTACAACAGTATAAACATTAATAAATGTAGAACAAATTTCCAATTGAGGTCCAGGCGGACCTGTATTGCCAATTTCGCCTTGTGGTCCAATAGGACCTATTTCGCCTTGTGGTCCAATAGGACCTATTTCGCCAACATTACCTTGAATGCCCTGAACACCTTGTGGTCCTGTATGACCCATTTCACCTGGATATCCTTGAATGCCTTGAACTCCTTGTGGTCCTATATAACCTTGCATGGGCTCTGTGGTATTATTTTCCATATACATACATTTTATAAAAATAAATGCCTAAACAAACGGCTTACCAATTATGGTTAGCATTGTAATATATTTTTTGTAATTATAACTTAATAGTGTAAATTACAAAATCATAAATAAAATCATAGAAAATACAAAGAAAATACAAAATTACAACTGTAAATTAGTAAATTATATACTAATTACAAGAAAATCTTTCATTTTGTTTTTATAGTTATTTTATTGTCATTTGTTAATCTACAATGTTTCATGTGTGCACCCAAACTTGCTTTGTTCTTTGCATTAAATTTATTACATAGAGAACAAATGATTCCCATATTTTTGGATTCAGTATTGCCAACAGTAAGTTTTTTGAGAACAGGAAGTTGAATACATTCCATTTTATCACTCAATTGTTTAGTAATCATTTTAATCATGTCTAACATTTCTGACTTTTTATTTGCGAATTCACAGTATTCTTTTTTCAGGTTCTCAAAATCATCAATAGACAGTTCATAAACTTCATCATCAGGATCGAGAACAACTAGATTGAGTTTTTCAGAAAGACTATCTACAACATTGATAGCAAGTTTTATTTTTTCAAAATCGTAACATGCGTTTGGAATATACAGATGAATAATATTATTTATAATATCAATATGAAAGTTCTCCTTATAAGCTATTGGACTGTTTTGAGAAATAAAAATACCATGACATCTTTGTAACTTAAGATCTCTTTCAAACTTTTCAATTTCATCTGTATTTACAGTGGCAGTATAATCCTTGTTCTCAAAAAGAATATTTGGAAGACGTTTATCTCTTCTTGTTAATCTTATATCACAAGCACATGCTTCTGAAGAACATCTTACAAGAAAATCATGAGGAAGTACTTTTTGTAATAAAGAATATAATTCGCACTCAGATACCGTTCCTTTTACTGCTGAATTTGATTTATATTTATTTAAAAAGGTATTTAATTCGACAGAGAGGTTCTCATGAATTTGTTTTTGTAAGGTAATTGTATCGTTGACTTGTTGGATACTTGTGAATGTTCTTGTTTCACTTGATTGGATTGCATTAAAAAGAGATTGTTGAATATTTGAGAACATCTTATTTATACTTTTATCAATGTTCTCAACAATTCCTTCACAGTTCTCTATTTTGTTCATTCTTAATAGTTGTTTAGTATCTTCAGAGATGGAAGTAAAGAATTGTTTAATACAGTTCTCAATATTAGTATAATTCTTTTCATTTCCATTTGGTATAATACTATTCATGAGAACAGATGTTTTGGCGAGCAAACTATCATTGCTTTTTTCCAAAATATGATTTATTTTTTCTTGCGTTGACAGTTCTGAATGAGAAAATAATGTTTTTATATCATTAATATAATCTTTTCTTGTATCATTGAGTTTTGCAGTAATATCACTATTGATTTTATATAGTTCTCCTTTCATGTCGGTTACAATAGAGAGTATTTGTGCGGTTACTGTATTATCTATTTTGCTGGATAAGTTAATTGAGAGTTGTTTCAATATATCAATAAAAACAAGATTGATATTTTCAACATTCAAATGAGGATTTTCTTTAAAAAACCTTATAATTGTCTTATTAGTTATCGTAATGTTCTCCATTATATTATTTTGTAATATACTCTTTATATATATTTTTCTAGGTTAGTTTTATTGTTAGATCTAACAAGAAAACTATTTTAGTT